TATATCAACAGTTTCACCACCCCCTTTCTGTGCCACCTTAAAACGGTTGCTGTCGCTGTACTGACCAACGACTGTGACAGTGCCATTTCCATTCAGGTACAGCATAGTGCCATTGAATTTATCGCCGCAGTTCGCAATGACAAAACTGCTGTCCTTAGCGACAGTCACTACACCGTCAGCACCTTCCACACACTCGGCGTTAACAGTCGATACCTGTATCGCACTGCTGCTATCGTTCCTGATACCGTAGAACGGATAACGGCGATCAAATTCCACCGTTGTCAGACCGCTGACAGCCACTGTCGTTTCTTGAGTAGTTATCATATAAATTCCTCCCTTTTAGGTTTTAAAAGTCTCATAAAACACTTTTTCTGCCCTGCACAGCTCCGCTGCTATAGACGGGTAAAGTGATGCTGTGCTTGGCGCTGCGTATCCATAGCCATTAGATGCCACATTGTTGCCAACCGCATATATGGTGCTTGATGTACTGTTAGTCTGCTCATCGGTGCCCGTCTGTTCATCGGTTGCGGAATCATAATACGTATATTTATACTTATACGTCAGGCTAAGTCCAATCTCATTAGCCCCGTATTGTCTCGGCTGTGCGGCTGCGCTGGCTTCAACCAATTCCCATTCTGACAAATTCACCTTGTGGATTATGCCGGATTCGGTGTCATACACATACGCCCATTGATTCCAGAACATAGTAAACGTGGAATACGCCCCATAAAATGGGACATTGTTTTTTGAAACGACCTTGCACAGCATTCCATAATTATACCGTACATTTATGTTATATTGCGCATAGGTGGTGTTGCCGCTTTCTATATAGCCCAACGTATTATCACCATGAACTTTAACGTCTGTTCTATAATCCCCATAGCTCAGACTGCACGCAGTAGGCAGCGCCGCCAGCTGTTCCAATGTCAGAAAACCGCTGCTCTGCGGCACATCAACAGTCACAGGCGCAAATCCAACATATCCCTCAGCCTTTTCAGCGTCGGAAACATTGTATGTGCCGTTTTCTGTAATGGTTATGGGCTTGACCTTTCCGCCCTCACCCCCCGATATCATGATCTCCGCCGCCTCAGCTGCTGTCATCGCTGCCCACCTCCTCAATGACTTCCTTGAAATTATGCCTCTCACTTCCGCTCCCCTCGGCGGTCCATATCTGGCGATAATTACCGTATGTGGCAATGACCTTGTTGTCGGATATCTTTTCGATCTTGTCGGGCAGACGGTCTGTAATGACCATCTCGGACAGCCCGAAGCCGCCTTTCCTGACAGCTTTTATCAGCTTGTATGCCTTGCCCATGTCACTCCTCCTCAAAGATTATCCCGTCGGACGTTATGCGGCTGTTGCCGTAGCACCCACCCTCAGTGACCTTGCCATTGACAGTACGTGTCAGCCGTCCTCTGCGGGATATCTCCCCACCCGATGGCGATGACGTGCTAAGACTGCCCATAATGCCGCCCGATGACAGCTTTGCCGTTACGGACATTATGCGGTAGCTGCGGCTCGAAAACTGCCCGAATGTCACATCGCAGGCGGGGAACGGTATGAACTGCATCACGCAGTCGGAACAGCTCACAGCGTCATATGCCTTGCCCTCCGCATTGTCCCAGATGCCCGCCGCAGTGTCGTCCGTGGCAAGCTCTGAGGATATCTGCAGCGTGTCATAGTCATACATCGTGCTGCCCCGCTCATACACCGTGCTGCCGTTGGTAACACGCACACCCTGGGCGGTGTATTCGTCTCCAAGCTCCAGCGCCGAATGTTCGGATACAGGCATATTTCCCGAGGCTGTGCCATAGGAAAGGAACGCCAGATCATTTCCGTTGGAAGTGAACCAGAAGCCGCACATCACCGTTGAAAGGTTTTCGAGGATAGTTGCACAGCTGACACCGCCCACCATGGCTTTTGGCAGACTGCCTAGCCAGTCGGGGATAACAGCGGCATAGCCCGCAAATCCGCACTTGATGGCAATGACACCGAGCACCGCAGATGTCTGAACTCTGTCCCCGCTGTCCACATCTACCCAGCCGATGTCAAAATCCTTGTCGGTGTACGCCATACGGTCGAGGGCTGTCACGCTTACGGTGCCGTCCTTTGCCGTCCTGCTGTCGATGTAGTATTTGGGCAGGTCAACGCCTACGACCTCCACCACCGCCGCACGGTACGCAGATAACGGCGCAGGACAGGTAAACGTCAGCTGAGATGTGCACAGCCCCGACGTGCCTATGCCCGACACAGCCCTTGTCACCGTAACATCTCCGAAGGTGCTCAGTTTCGCCCCGCCTACCTTGATTTTCAGGCTAAAGAGAGCCGCTCCCGCCTGTGAGCGCCACAGCGGAAACGGCAAAGGAAACAGTATAATATTTTCCGTAAATGTTTGCGTGTTCAAGGGGCTGAGAGCAGCTGTCAAGCAGCACCGCACCCGTGAAGTCGGGCGTTGTGACGGTAAAGCTGTGCGCAAACAACGCCGTTTGCAGGTCACTCAGCTCCTCTGGGGTAAGATATCCCGTTGTGACGTTCAGCTTGAAACGCCGCCCCTTGTAAACGCTCACGTTCTTGTAGTCATATGCAGTAAACGTGTCCGTGATGATCTCCCATGACGGCACATATGCAGCTATTTTTTTAAGCTGATAACTGCCTATTTTTACGGAAATACCGCCGTTGTATCTGTCAGACATCAAGCGTCCCTCCCTGATTTTTTACTTGATTAAGATATTCCTCCGTGCTTATGGTCGCCGCCTGCTTGCCGTTTACGTTTATGGTAAGGTTGACAGGGGTGGTAATGCCCGCCGACTTGCTGTTGCCCGCAGCGGTCACGCCCATAAGCTTCTCAGTGTCCGATTTATATTCGGCAAAGCCCTTCCAGTACGCTTCCGCCGCAGCCTTTCCGCTTTCATAGGCATCGGAACCAAGCTCACTCAGCGATTTCTGTATGCTGCCCTTTGCCGCCAGAGCAGCCTTGTCAGCATCATCTTTCAGCGATTGGGTGTCACTCCTGCCTGCCCTTTCCGCAGACTGATAATATCTGCTGATGTCGGCGTAGTGCTTTTTCAGCCTTTCGGGAGAGAGCTTTAACAGCTCCTTGACATATTCCTTTCGCTTGTCAAAATTCATGGAACGGATATTTTCAAGATATTCCTCGGGAATGTCCGAGTTCTCCAGCCGCTCCATGTTACGGGTATATTCGTCAAGCTCCTTGGTCTGCTTTGCAATGGTGTCACTGCTGAAATCGTACTGACTATCAGCGCTTTCCTCACCGTTTTTGGGGCGTGCAAGACCCAGACGGGAATATACATCGTCCTCGGGCTTATCGGAAGTGGACATATCAAGAGCATTTATATAGCTGCTTTTGGCTTTTTCAAAAGCCTGCTGCACCTTTTCATATTTCTTTTCAACAGCATTTGCAACCTTGTCGGCAGATGTTTTCCACTCCTTGACCTCTTTTTCCGTGGCTTTTTCGGTAGCATCGGATATTTTGTCCGTAAGGTCAAGCCATTTGTCATAGTAGGTGTTATACAGTTCGCTGCCCTCGGTAAGCTCGGAAAGCATCTTTTTCAGCTCGTCCGCAAGCCAGCTGTCACCATAGCCGTTTTCCTTCTGCTGACGTTTGAGGGCTTCGTATCGCTTTGAATAGCTGTCTTTAAGGGCGGTTTCGGCTTCCTTCGCAGACTTGTCGGCTGCCGTCTTTTCTGTTTCGGAAAGCTTGTCGTAATGGTCGTTTACTGCATCGTAGTATTTCCACCATTCCTCGCTTTCCTCGTCCCTGTGGGCTTCAAGATACGCTTTCCTCTGCGCCCAGTAGGTGTTATCATCTATCTTGTGGGTGGCAAGTTGGTCGTCAAGTTCGTCCATCTTGGCTTTTGTGGTTTCACGGATTTTCGCCCAGGCATCTTCAACAGCCTGCTTATTTGTCTTGCCTGCATTAGCCTGTGCATTTGCCTGAGCTTCTGCAGAACGTTCAAGGCTGACTAAGGTTTGTGCATCATACTTATTTATCTCATTGGTGCATTTTGTGTGATATAGCTGCAAGGCGGCATATTCGGCGTCAAGAGAATCCTTCTGCTTCTGCAGTTCTTTCATTCTTGCGGTTTCATCGGAAGTCTTGAATTTCTTCTCCTGCAAAACATTTAGCTCGTCAATGGTTTTTTTGTATCGTGAGTTCCATTCTTCTTCCGAAGCCATAATATCATCGAGCATATCAGAGGCAGCATTATACTTGTCAAGCCCCGACTCCATTTCCGAAATGCCATTCCATCTGTCCGACATATTTTTAACATTATCGTCAGACTTTTTTGTCTCCATATTGACCCTTGTCATAGCGTCAGCAATGGAGTTCAGACCGCTTGCGACCTCAGCCGCTGCAAGGGCCGCCGCCCCTGCTACAAGTATCCAACCGCTAAGCCCTATTCCGAAAGCCTCAATGCCTCCTGTTGCGGCATTTGCCACAGACGCAACTCCCGATATAGCATCTTTCAGCTCCTTAATACCCTTTACAGCCTTTGTTATCCTGTCAGCTCCAAGTGCTACCTCAAGAGCCGCAAAAACGCCGAGTATAACATCTTTTTGATTTACAATGAATGTAACAAGGTCAACAAATCCATCAGCAAGCTTTTCAACGCCGCCGCTATCGATAAAAGCCTGCAATTTAACAAGTGCATCATCAAGCAAAGGCTTGATTTTCTCCATCATCTGCACAAGAGCTTCTTTTATGGTATCAATGTTATCGTTGAGAATAGTAAGACCGCCCTGTGCAAAATCATCAAGCGGTCTTGCAATATCCACAAGAGCATTTTCCCATGAGGCTTTGAGCTTATTCATTGAGCCTTCAAGAGTTGTCTCAGCCTCAAGAGCTGTAGTGCCTGTGATGCCGAGATTTGTCTGTATTACATGAATAGCTTCGATTATCTTATCAAAAGGTATCTGCTTTACGTTTTCGGCAGTAGCAATTATCTCGCCGTTCAGAACACCCGAATCATTGATAAGTCTTGCCATTTCCGCCTGTGAGCCGCCATATCCGAGCTTTAAGTTGTCAAGCATAGTATAGTTCTGCTTTGCAAAGCCCTGATAAGCGTACTGTATTGACCCCATAGCAGTTCCCATTTTGTTGGCGTTATCTGACATATCAATAAGTGCCTGATCTGCTATCCTTGCTGCTTTTTCGGTATCACCGTCAAGTCCCTGCAGAAGTGTTGCCGAAAAGCTTGTGACCGTCTGCATATAGTTATTTGCGGATACGCCTGCTGTCTTGAAAGCATTTTCCGCATTTTCAAGGACAATATCCTCTGCTCCCGCAAAAAGTGTTTCAATGCCGCCTCCAAGCTGCTCATATTGAGAATAGGCGCTGAGAGCATCGCTTGAAAGCTTACCGAGAGCCGCCGCAACAGCGCCTGTTGTAGCAAGAGCGACCTTTTCAACGTTCTGCAGTGCAGAAACTACCTTGTCATAGTCCTTGCCTGCGTTCGCTCCGATATCTCTCTGCTGTTCTCTCAGATTTTGAAGAGCGTTTTCCGTCTGCTCTATCTCTCTCCGATAAGCTCTGTATTCGCTTTCGTCAATATTTCCATTGGCTCTTGCTCTGTTGATATCCTCTTCAACAGACCTTAAAGCTTCAAGCCGCCTGTTAAGCTGTGTTATCTGCTCGGCATAAAGCTGATTTCTCTGAGCCGCCATTTCCGCAGAATTGCCGCCCTGTGCAATGACATTATTGACCTCACGCATTTCCCTTGAAAATGCTCGCATAGCAGAATCGGCTTCGGTAAGTCCATTCTGCACTCCCGTGGTATCAATGCCGATTTTCGCCATATAGCCGTATTTATTGGGAGCCAATCGATCACCCTCTTTCAAGAAATTCCGAAAGCCTTCTTTCAAGCTCTCTTACGCCCCAGTTCTGAACCTCATCTACAAAGCCTGAACCCTCAACTTTTCCTGCAAGCTGCCTGTGAACAAACAAAGCATGGTCAAAGTTTATAAGATGTGTGACAGTAGGCATGTTTCTGTTGCGCACGCCATATATCTCACGCCCGTTTCTGAGCCTGATATTGCCATAAGCCCATCCTTGTTTAAAATATCCCGGCTGATATTTAGGCTCCTTGACCTGTTTTACAGCCTTTGGCACACTCGGACTTCTGTGAACGATAATACGCTTAACAACCTGAGTATTTGTTGAATAATGCCGAACGGGAGAAGTCTCTTCAAGCTTCGGTTTCATTTCGTTTCTTACAGCTTTGGCGGTCTGCTGTGCCTTTTCAACAACCTCCCTGCTGTATTGAGACATATCACGAATAACACGCTCGGACATCTCTTCAATGCTAACATATTCAGCCACACTCTCACCTCCAACAAGTCATAAAAAATGCGCCTTGCAGTCAACTGCAAAACGCTTGTGTGGGTATAATAAAACCGCCTTGATATGATACCAAAGCGGTTTATATGTCAGCAATCAAATTCAAAATATCCTCGCATATCTGTCCCTCATGATTAAGCCCGTTATCTGTAAGGCCTGACATCTGCAAGTGATCTGAGACCTTATCAACAAACTTTTCGACCTCGCTGTCTTTCATATCCGAATTGAAATTATCCGACAGTCCAATCTTTTTCAGTAAACTTTTCTGTTCTGAATTAAACTGAGCAGTCATTATGTCTCGCCACCTTTCAACTTGTTTCTCAGCTTCTTATGGGTTTTCCATGTAGATGTAAGCTTTTTGCTTTCGGGATTTATAGCCGTTGTAGCAGCTTCACCTATTCTCTGGAAACTGGGCCGTCCTAAGTTATCCCATTTTACAGGTTTTTCAGAAAGCGGATTGTCTATTGCATCAACGATTTCATCTTGTGTTATTCCACGTTCAGTAGCTCTCTCCAAAACGTGTTTGCTTAATTCTATATTTGAAGAATTAAGTGCTGATGTATCATATTCCTTTGTGCTTTCTTTGCTATTTATTATATCACTTTTATCTGATTTGTCAATAGTTGTCAAGCCATCTTTCGGAGCAAACCGTCCCGTTTCCGGGTCATGTCTTGGATTTCCTCTTTTCTCCATATCAGGCTCCGCCTTGACCGCTCCCTCACCCGAACCAAGGTCAACCATAGCATTTGTGTTGGGGGTGTATATCTTGTTGGTAACGGGGTCAAGAAGCACATCATTAAGCCCCAGCTTGATAAAATTCACACCCAGTGGCGGGAGATCCTCCAGCGCCCTCACCTCGTCAAGCTGCATGAAGTTGTTTTGCAGCGCAACGGAATAAGCCGCATATCTGCTCTGGATATCGCCCCTGGTAAGCTCTCTGGTGTCAAAGGCGAAATATACATTGCCCTTTTCGCTTTCAAGAAGCAGGTCATTGTCAAACGCCGCTTCCATAACGTCCAGCACAGGCATTACGGCGTTTTTTACCGTGTCCGCACTGAGTATGCCGTCAGATGTGCCGAAAAGCCTCAGTATCTCGCTGTTTATGGTCTGTATGTTCTGGTTTATCTGCATTTCCACGGACGTTGCGGATATCTCCTTGAAGTCAATTCCGGCATTCAGAAACATTACGCTTTCGGAATCCTCTGTGGAATACAGATTTCTCCATTTACTCTTTATTTCGTCAATGACCTTCTGGTCAACCCTGCTTTCGGTTTTCAGAAAGCCTCTTTTGCTGCCGCCCTTCATCATCTGGGAGCGCTGGAACTTTATCATGCTGTACGCCGTATCAATTACAAGAGGACTGTCATCAATAATGCCCCTGCCCTTGCCGTAGCCGTCGGTATTTCGGAGTATTTTCAGCAGCTGATAAGGGTAAAAACTCTTGCCCCTTATGCTGTAGTTGTATTTCTTGTAAATGGGGTCTGCTGTGTTCTTTATTACGCCCACATCGCTGTAAGCTATGTAATAAATCCCCGTGGGCATTCCCATTTTTCGCTCGATGTAAGCGTATCCTCCGCCGTTCAGCAGATAATCCTTTACCCATGCGTAGCGCATTGCATCGGCGGTCAGAGTGTCGCCTGTGTCGCCGTTAAGGAGCGTGATACGTGGGTCGTCGGTTATCTCCTGGGGCTTACCGTCCTCGCCCTTGCGGTACATTCTTATGGGCAGCATAGCCACCGCTCCCGCTATCATGTTCACGCATCTTGCAACGGCAGGGACCTGCATAGATGTGTCAGCAGTTACACGACAGCCGCTGAGCGCCGCCGCCAGCAGTTCCGCTCCCGAACCGCCCTCCGATACCTTGGTCTCGGCTCTCTCTTCGGAAAAAGAATAATTCTCCGCAGTCTCAGGATTTTTCTTTCTGCCGAAAATCTTAAACGCCATTGTCAAAATCCCTCCTTATATCATATATCAATGCACTGGAAGACAAAATCATCTGCCAGCAGTTCGTTTTCCATAAGCATATACACGGCGTTTATCAGCGCCACCACCATATCCACCTTGCCCGCACTGCGCTTCTTGTTGACGTACATATTCATGTTGGTGTCATATGTGCAGCGGGCATTTTCAAAGCTGTTTTCCAGAAGAGCATTTCTTTCATAGCGGAAGCTTCCGCCCAGTATGCTCTCTTTCAACAGCTTTGTGGCAGGGTGCAGAACACTCGAATGCTGCTTCACTATGGTGCATTCGATAGGATCATCCGCACTTTCCACTTTTTGCATCGAGGACAGCGCATTCATTCTGTCCCAGCCTGCACCCGCAACGGTCACGCCCAGAGTGCTTTCAAGGGTCAGGATATAGTCCTCCACAACAGCATAGTCAATGACCTCATCACCGCAGGCAATACAGTACCTTGCGGCAACGAATTTCTTGTAGTCAATGCCCTCTCTCGTGGATTTAAGCTCTATCTTGTCCGCAGGGATAAAGCCCATCACACGGGCAACAATAACGCCGTCATCATTTGTGACCATAGCAACGGCAGTGTTATCATCTGTGAGTGAAAGGTCATTGCCCAGATATACCCGCCTGCCTCTCCACCAGCTGTCGTCAGGCTCTATGCGGCAGAGCTGTACCTTGTCAACAGCCACATAGCCCTCGGTTCCCACGGACTTATAGCGGATATTGCAGTGCTTGCAGAGAAAATTCTCACGCTTGTTTTCGTAAAGCACAGCCATCTGCCGTTTTTCAAAGAGATTATCAAGCATCCGAGGCTTTCCGTGTACCGCAGGATTTGCCTGATAGATAACATTGTCGTTATGCTCCCAGTCGTTGATGATCTCTATGTCAGGCTCATACAGCAGCGCAAACACATTTGTGCGCTCGATTATGCCGTCAAGTATCTTTTTACTCAGATCTATCTGGTCAAGGAAATCATTGTTTTCATTTGGGTATTGGGTAGATATGATAATGCCAAGCTTGTTGGGCAGCGTTATCTGTGATGAGGTCATAGCCTCTACGGGATAGCTGTCCATTGCGCCGTCCTCGTCCGCCAGAAAGGCGTTTGCAAGCTTGCCGTCCAGTCGGTCATTTGAGTACGCAAGGGGCGTATATTCAATGTCCGTCAGCTTGCAGGTTATCATATCCCGGTTTATTTTGAAATGCTTCACCAAAAGCGGAGAGACCTTGATAATTTTTCGTACCGCCAGTCTCAGCTCCGATGAAAGCTTATAGTCAGGCGCTACGGAAAAAAGCCGGGCGAACCTCGGCTCGGTCAGCATCAGAATAATGAATATGACCGCCGAAACAAATGTCTTGAAATTCTTGCGGGCAATTTCAAGGATAGCCGTGGAATAATACCGCCTGCCGTCCCTGCCCTTGGTGCACAGCACCGCAGTGATGAACAGCATCGCATAATCTTCCAGCCCCGTAAGCATAGGGCAGTTAAGGTCAGGGTGTACCATAAGGCGGAGAATTCCGCTTATCCGCTTGTATTCCGCCATGCTCACATCCGCATCGGGGTTTCTTCCGTCCGCAATTTCAAGCCATTTTTCGCACTGCTTCTTTACGTATCGTCCGACCTTGCCGTCGGTCTCATTAACACAAAAAAGGGCGTATCTGTATGCCCTTGTATCGGTGATATTCAAGCAAAATACGCCCTCCTTTTTCACTCAAAAATACTGCTTTTCCTGTGCATAAACTCCCAGCACTCGTTGAGATATGCCTTTCCGCTGCCGTCCGACCTGCCGAGTATTTTTATTTTGCAGGCATCGGCAAGCAGGAGCTTGTAATCAAGGATATCAAGCTCGTTTATGCGGTCAAAATCAAACCCCGTGTGTTCCCTGACAATGCGTTCGCCGAATGTCAGCACAGGGAGCTTTGTCTCTTCCTCGTCATGCTCAAAATCGGGCTTGTCGGGTATGCCGTAGATATCCGCAAAGTCCTCGCAGTAGTCGTTTACAGCCTTGATATAGCCGCTCACAAACTCACACAGGGACTGTATGGGCATATCCTCGGGGAGCTCCGCCAGAAGATATGCAGCCCTTTTTATCTCCCTGCCGCTGCGGGCAATGTTGATAACGTCCCATGTGTGCTTTGAACATACGGGAACAGTGATAATGCCCACAGGCGGAAGAGCAACGGGAAAAACAGGCTTTTCAAACGGGGTTATTCCCCACTCGCAGTCCATACATGACCTGCCTTTGCATCGACCATAAGCATGAACTCGCCCGAATCATAAAAAGGCTCCAGGGCATATGCACACGCAAAGGGAGTTACGCTGTCCTGCTTCCATACAGCGTCAAAGCCGCTTGTGTTCTTGCCGATAACAACGACCACGGTATCGCCGTACTTCTTGTCATCGTGCTTGAATACAACAACGTGAACGGTCTCGTCCATGTTGCCAAGGCCGCCAACAAAGGTAAAGCCGAAGCCCGATGTGGTGTCCTTGGAATGCTTTGCGGTGGGGTACTGCTTTGCGATAGTCTCACCGTTTGCATTGAAGAGTTTGAAGTTTGATGTGCCCTTTTCATCGGAGATAACATCAATTTTCATCTCGCCCAGGTCTGACTTGTCGGAAAGGTTGGAAGTCTCCACCTTTACCTCGTAGCCGTCTTTAAGGTAGCCTATCTGGTTATCCTCAACCATAATGCCCGAAATAAACTTGATGACCGCAGCCGCTTCCTCCGGTGTGATGGCTTTGGTATCCGCAACCTTGGGAAATGTACTTGCGTCATAGTCGGCGCTGTAAACACGGCCCGAGCCGTAATAGGTCTTTTTGGTCATTGCCATAGATCATTCCTCCTCGATATGTTCTGTAATATCAAACACATACTGTGTGTAGAACAAATTGTTTGTGCTGTCGTAGCCCATGGTGCAGGAAAACTCACCCGCTCCCGCTGCGGCAGCCTCGAATTTCTTTTCTCCCTCAAAATCGCCTTTCTGCTTGCTTTCACGGTAGAAAAACGTAATTTCAAGGGGATAATGGCGGTAAAATGCCATTTCGTCAGCACCGTCAAAGTCCTTTTTGGGAATGTTATAGGTGCCGAAGCGGTGCTCACCGGGAACAGCCCTGAAAGAGTGCCATTCCATGCGCCCACATATTTTTTTGGCTTCCGCCAGTATCTCTTCAAATGTCATTGACCGTCCTCCTCGGTGTATATCCGCTTTGCACGGAACTTTATCTCGCTGTGCCTGCTGCCCACATCATCGGCAGGGGAAATGAGCTCATATACCACGCCCCCCGATACAGCTCTGTACTGCATGGGTGTAATGCGCATAAGCGCAGGCTGATATCTGCACTGTATCGTTACCGTCAGCGCCGCCTCATAGCCTGCGTTGGCTATGAAAAACTCGTTTCCGCTAAGTCCGTTGATGTAGCCACGACAGGTGAGATGGTCTTCCCACACATCGTTCACCGACCGCTGGAAGCATATCACAGCATTGAGCTGACCTGCCGTTATCATAGGTAATTCACCGCAATTCCGCCAAGTATCTGCTTTACCGTGGGATTTTCCCTGCCGTTGGCTATTTCGACAGAGCGGTTGTCGTACATATCAATGCACAGGCAGTTGAATGCGTGTATCACTTCGGGATAATCGTCCAGCCGTTCATCTGTAAGCCCCGTGTAGGTGCGTATGTAGCCCTTGGCAGCTTCCATAATGTCTTCGATAAGGCTGTCGTCAAGGTCGTAGTCAATGCGCATCGCAAGCTTTACGCTTGCCAGAGTTGCCTCGCTTAGTTTCATGGGCTTCCTCCTTTTCAGGCTCAGGCTCGACTTCGGAAATATATCCGCAGCGGAGAAGCTCGGAAGCCGCCGCCTCGGGCAGCTCCCTTACCTCACCCTTGTACATACTTACCTTGCCTGCGAATGACACGTTTGCTGTGTACATCATCAGCCGCCTACCTTAGGGCAGGAAGCGACGACATAAGCGTCCTCGTTCACAGGCTGACCGTCAAGCCACATAATGGTCAGGATACCCTTCATGCCGTACTCAGCATACTTTTCGTTGAGTATCTGCATAGACATATCGGGGTTGAGATTTACCTTGTATGCCCTTGCAAAATCGCCGAAAAGGATAGGGTGCGTCTCGCTGCCCATATTGTCCATAGCTTCGGAAACCAGCACAGGCTTGCCGAGAATGGTACCGACATAGCCGCTTGTAAGGTCATTCTGGTGGAAGATATAATGACCGTCGCCGTCTTTCAGCAGTCTTACAGCGCAGAGGGTGTCGTTGCTCATTATCCATGCTGCGTCCTGCTGATAGAAGCTTTTGAGGGAGTGGAATATCTTCACGATTTCGTCAGCGGTGATGGCTGCGGCAGACGCAAGTGTGAACGCCGTGCCGGACTTTACAAGTCCCTTGGGCTGGTCTGTGCCTGTGCCCTTGATGATAGCGGTCTCAGCCTTTACAGCCATGTCACGCAGGGTCTGGTTCTCGACTTCTGTTGCGATGTCAAAGGCATTCTGGTTGATTACTTCAAGGGAGAGCTTTGCCAGAGCAGTAAGCTTGTGGTGCTTTATCTCGATGGTCTTGAACTTTGCGGCGGAAGAGGTGATCTCCTCAATTTCGCCTGTCCAGCCTGCGGATATCTTGTTGTCGTTGTCCGCTACGATCTGCTTGTAGGTGCCTGCGCTGTTTACCACAGATACACGGTTAACGATGCCCGAAAGCTCAGTGAACTTGTGAATAATGTCCTGCGAGAACTCTGAGGGGATAATGCTGCCTGCTGTGGAAGTGGTCATCTCTCCCGCTCTCAGCTCATTGCCTCTGATAAAATCGGATACGATATCCTTTGCGGCTCTCTTTTCCTCGCCGTCATCGGCGATGAGATCTGAACCGCCGTCAAGGTCACAGCCTGTGTCATTGACCTTCTGGGCACGCTTTTCAAGCTCAATGGAACGGTCAGTGTCTGCGATCTCCTTGTCAAGGGCTTCAAACTGTGCCGCCTCTTCATCGGAGACCGCACGGTTCTCCTCCTTTGCCTTGCCGAGAATAGCGTTCATCTGTGCGGTGAGCTGTCCTCTCTTTTCGATAAGTGACTTTAAATTCATGCTTTTTTCCTCCTTGTTTTGGTCGTTTGGGTATAAAAAAGCCGCCTTGCAGTGCTGCTGTGCAGCCAACTGCAAAACGGTCATTTTGATTATTGGTATAATCGTTTTTTACTTGCTTTCTTTGAGATATTCCGCATATCTTCTGCGGTATTCGTTCAGGCTCATGCCGTTTGCTCCCTCAGGATAATCGGGTTCATCACGCTGAACGCCGTCATCTTCCCAGCCGCAAACGGGGCAGATCTCAAAACAGTCATCTTCTTCAAAAGTGTGCTTTCCGCATACAGGACAAATTTCACCTTTCATTTTTGTGCCTCCGTATCTTTGGCTTTTCGCCTTAAATAATAATCTTCGGTTGCGGTAAACATTGTTTTTATGCCTAACTTGGGGTTTCCTTTTACATAGTCCTTGGAAGATTTATCATAGCGAACAACCTCACCTTTTGAAGTCTTGTATCCCATTATATTTCCGCCTACAGGCATTTGTACAAGTTCAAGTGCTCTTTGAGCATAGCCTTTCATATCATAGCCCCTTGCTTCATATTCTGCCTTGTGGCTTGATATTTTAGGCTGCTCATTTCCATATCAATGGTTCGCAAGATTTGTCGAAGAAAAGCCCTTCTCAAATTCATTTGGACCTGCTGCACTGATATAGCTGAAATCTTCCGAAGATTTTATTATACCACTTTCAGCGGATTTGTCAATACTTTCGGAAAAACTTGAAGCGCCGCCAACGCCCTCTTTGCACCACATTCCCTTTGCGTTTCTCGCCTGTGACGGGTTATATCTCACCTCATACATTCAGGGCGGTGCTTCCGCCGCCTCTGCTCTGAGCTCCAGCTCTCTCATTCTCACCCGGGCAAGGCGGGTTTCATAAGAGCTGTAGTCGGGTGTGTCGGGTTCGGCACGGGAATAATATTTTGCCTTTTCGTCACTGCTCAGGCTATCCCATGATTTGCGGTCAGCAATAACCATATTCTGTTGAGACTTCATAAATTTTCTTTTTGCTTGGTCGTCTCTTAGCGTTCCCTTTTCCCATGAGCCACTCGATTTTGTCCTGCGGAAATACGTTTCTCCGTTTACCGTTATTTCTCTTGCTCCTGTTTCAGCTGCTTTGGAAACTTCGGCTTTGAACGCCTCGTCAAAATTTTTTCCGTTTTGACGGCGTGTGTTTTTACTTGATTTATCGCGGAGCGAGTTCATATATGTACTGTGCTCTCCCGCTATATTAATGGATTTGTCAAACGCTTTGTCAGAACTGGCAACCTTACGGGCGGGACCTACGGTGTAAACATCGAAATACTTCTGTCTTGCTTCAAGCTCAGCCGCAGAGTATTCATATATTTTATCACGTGCAGCATTCTTTTCGTCATCTGAAAGATTGAGAGTTCCAATTTCATCATATTCTCTGTCATATGTTCTGGCTATTGCGCTGCCCGCATCATAGAAATTTGAGCCTTGGGCATTTGCTTTGGATATTTTGGCTTTGTCAAGTTCTTTCTTTGCTCCACTCCCGGAAGTTTTCCACTGCTCATACTCGCCATCAATATCACGTTCAAACACATAAGCAGACTTGCCGCCCTTGGAGTATAAAAATCCGCCGCTTCCGCCGCCATTGGCAGTGGTAAACCTACCGTTATACGGGTCGTGATAGGGATTAAAGCGAAGCTCCGTAAAATCCGCTTCTTCCGCTCCCTCGTCAGCTCTCAGCTCAATGGAAGTGCCTGCATAACAGGGACGGTAACGGTCATCTATCAGCGATACCTCGGAGATGCTCAGCGCCTTTACGTGCCGTCTGGGTACGCCCTGAGAGCGCTGTTCTATCTCGGTATCAATAGCCTTGAACCCGAAGCTCCAGCCACGGAGAAGCCCGTTTCTTGCCTTTTCCACAACTTCCTCGTCGGTGATGTCTGCCGACGCCCTCAGCCCGATACTGTCCTCTGTAAGGGCGAGAGTGCCCTCGGAAGTGGAACCTATCTTCCGCCCCTTGTCGTGATTTAGCAGCATATCAACATTCTTTGCCGCCCTCAGAGCATTGCCGAAAGCGCCTGCGGCGATCTGCTCAACGCATTTGCCGCATTCGGGGCACATCACAATGCGGCTGTCACGCTCGACGGCATTAACGTAGCCCTCAATGTGCAGGACACCGTCCGCCCTTATCTCAAAATCCATCTCATCACCCTTTCTTAACCCCTCGAAATCGAGGGGGTTATTTTTTGTTGACTGATATTGCTTAGAAATTACAGTACAACGCCCTCAATTACTGCTCTTGCCTGCAATATAGCGATATAATCTTCCATCGTCCTCACCTGAAACTCATACAGTGATCTGGGACACGTAGGCGTGAAGTTCAGCTCTTCCTTATCCCATTTTTCAAGCATTGCTTTGAGCTTTTTGCAGCGTATCGCAACCTGTCCGTACTCGGCTTTGAACCTGTCTTTGTAATCGGTACTTGCCATAAGCTCGGCTGTGTCTGTCAGCTCCATAGGTCTTGCTGTTGTTTCGTTCATAACATCATATCCTTTCCTTTCATTTTGACATAAAAAATGCGCCCGGTCCTCTAAAAAGAACAGAACGCATTCATTCCTCGTCTTCACCGTCTCCCGCAAGAATGGCCCTGAGAAGAGCCGTTCCATCGTCAGCCTGAACGTTGATGTTTGCTATCTTGGCTCTGGACTGAGGCGAGAGTGACAACTCATTGCAGCAGCGGAAGAGTATCTTTGTATTTTTCTCTCTTGCGGAAAGAACGTCCTTGGCATATATGAGCGTGGGGTCAGCATTGCAGGCCTTGTCTATCTGCTCCAGACTGTCTATCGCAATAACACACTCCTGCAATATCCACACATCAAGCTTGCACAGGATATCCGCCTCTTTCAGCTCCGCCACAATTAGCCTGAAAATCTTCTTCTGATTTGCCGTCAGCCACACTGGGGCAGTCGGCGGCTTTTTGCTTTTGCCCCTGAGCTGGGTTTCCTTTTCCTGCCGTGCTGCAATTTCCGCTTTGGTCTGCGAACATTCTGTCAGCAGGCCAGCCGACTTGCAAGGTCTTGCCATTTCCTCACTCCCTGTCAAAAAATTTCATTTTACAGATTTTTTGTGTACAGAGGGCAGGCGTTGGTCTAAAAAGACTTTATTTGACTAAAGCACACGGTCCGGGGGATATCAGCCGAATATGGGAGAAGCTGCCAGGGTCCGCAGCATATCTGCTGAAATATCGCCCTTTTCTGCGGCTTCGTGGTGCAGCGGACAAAGACTGATAAGGTTATCATCGTCCAGCCGTTTGCTGTAATCGACTGCAAGCGGTGTGATATGATGCACCTGGATATCATGCGAATATATGCCGTTTTTGAGACATACACGGCATATATTGCGGTCTCTTGCGGCTATATGCTCACGCTTTTTCTGCCACACAGAAGTGCTTCGGAACCTGTCCGCATTTGAACGTCCTTTGCGCCGCACAGGCTTTAACGGACATATATACCCCTTTGGGTGAATACGCCCGCAATAGACGCACGACCTGCGCATATTATGCCCCCTTTACACTTTGCTATGATAATAGCATAGCACAAAAAACGGCGTTTGGAGTACGCAATTTGTCCGCAATTTGTCCGCAGATTTTCCGCAGGACTTCCGCTCCCTTATTTTTCGGTTGACAAGCCAAAAAGAGCAGCCGAAAAATGCTGCAATGCTCCTGCGCAGATACTGTAGGCTTTTGTGCGCTCAACGTGAAGCTTCGAACAGATATGCCCTATGCTGTTATATTCGCTGTTTATGTACCTGATAACAAGAGCATCTCGCTCAGGCTGGCTGAGTGCTGACAACGCTTTATCTATGAGCTGTATCTCACGCTCGATGATATCAAGCCTCCTGCGCATATTGTCCCGCTTAGTGATAACGTCGCAGTAGGTCTCATCACGCTCACGTCCGCTCCCTGCTCCCTCGGTGCTTCCGGGAGAACGAATGCCCTCAAGCTGAACGTCAAGTATCTCTATCCGCTCCCGCAGGTTCTTTACACCCTGCACGTTGAATTTGTAGTTTCTCAGCTCTTTCACAGCTTCTGCTTTCCAGTCGATCTCTATCATTTTACTCTCCTTCCCTTTATTGATACAGCCGCAAGTGCGGCTTTCTTTGCGTATGATCTGCCACGTTTGTATTTATCGCATTCCTCCACAGTGCAGCCCCTCGGCGCTCCGGTGCTTAGGATATACCCGCAGGCTGTTCGATGTTCGTCACGGAAGCGATAAACACAGGTATTGCATTTGGACATTGTGACCGCCTCCCTTACACGCCTGTTTCTGACTGTTCTACTCTCTTAACCCTCCAGGAATCGGTAATATATTGCCAGCTTTGAGGCGCACGTTGAACACAAAACTCATTCAGCAATTTGGGTGTAGAATAAACTCTCAGCCTTGATATATGCCAAAGATAAACTGTTTTTTTATCTGCATAACTGAAAAATTCCCCCCTTGTCATACAGGATTGTGAATATAACTCAGGCGCATTAAATAACATATTGCTTTTCAATTCTTCTATATTGCTGCATACAAATTCCCCGATAACAGTTCCGTCCCTGCGCACATTCGGGCTTGTCATCCAAAACCAACCCTTTGGGGATTTGGAGCAATAAATATAACACTTGAATGGTGGTTCCATCTTTGGCTTTGTTTTTCGTATTTCAATCGTCTTATCCCCCCTTGTTATCAGTGCACACCATTTGGGTTGAATACTGACCAAAACCGCTTGATGAGCGTATTTATACTGATTGGCTTGAAATTTCGTCATTGTATTTCCTCCTATTCTCTTTTTTTCCTCAAAGGCGAGCCTAAAGCATAATGCTCATAGCTCCGTGTCAGTGTGCGTTCACAGACATTAAATCGCTTTGCAGTCTCCTTTCTTGATGCTCCCGACTGCTCCAGCTCCCACGCCTGCTTTGTATCTGCTTCCGATAAACGTCCACGATAACCTCTTGCAGGCTTGGGTATATCGTCATCGGGAAGGCGTGTGATGATATATTTCTGGTGTTTTAACCCGTATGCGTCCACATATTCCGCAAGGGACGCAGGCACAAGAGCCCAGCCATGAGGCACACGAGGAACATCAAGCCATTTTGCACTCATAGGCTCATAAGTGATAACAGGCTCAACACAGTTGGAAGAAAAACTGTAAGTGCGTTCTGACTTGATTTTTTCGTCAAGCCGCTTGTCCTTTTTGTTTACTCCCACAAAGTATTCCGCAAGATTATGTACGTTGGCAAATCCACTGCCATCTCCCCACAGGGATTTAACAAAAATATTTCCGCATTTTGCCCAACAGTCACGGATAAGCTCGTATGGCACTTCGTCATTTATCACTGCGTGTATGTGCCAACGTCCTGTGCGCTCCCCCTGCTCAATGGTCTTGCAGAACCTTACCTCAATGCCCAGCTTGTCGCATCTTCTGCGCAGACGTTTCATGAAAGCATCGTATGCCCTTGCTGCTTTCTGCTTGCTGTCGGGATTTTCGGCAAAGGTCAATGTTGTGAATTTATCATATGGCTTGAAGTTTGCACGCAGCTTGTCTTCACACCTCTCAACCGCCTTGCGCTGATTGACCTTGCGTACAGCTTCCTTTGTAGGCTTTTCCCTCGGTGCCCGTGAGGACGTATTGCCCAGGTTTGGTGCAACGATGTAGTTTTCAATCTCTTTCCAGTCTCCGAAATCCTTTACCTTACGATATCGTTCCGCAATGCCTGCCATTGTTGCCAATCGTTACACCTCATTTCAAAATGGCTGTGATGTTAATATTTAACCGAGGGCTCAAAACGGCTCATGCCGTGATTTTTTAACCGCACATAAGGTGGTATGTGCGGTCATATACTATTACAATTGCCTTTATATTCAGCCTTCATCAATGCGGGTCTGCTCAAATTCCTCGTCCGCATCTTCCTTAGTCTGCTCTTCAATTTCACGCATTTTAATCACCTCCGTTCATTTTCGCCCCACAGTTGGGGCAATACGGCGTTATATCGTCCTCGTCATATCCGTAATACCCACATTCAGAGCATTTAGGTTTTATTATTGTTATTCGCTTCTTCATAATCATTGCTTTTTTGTTGATATTGTTTTCATCAACAAAAGTACCGTTTATAGGAGAGCTTGCAAAGCTTTCTTTGATTCCGACCTTATCTGTCGGAACTAATTTTGTCCGTTTGGTTAAAATCCAATGACCGTGTTTCACGGGTGCGACATCAACGGTAGGTGTATCTTTAGGGATAACATAAAAATCGTTAAGCAATTCTTCAAGATGTTCTTCTGTCCATACTGGAGCATCGTCCTGCGAAACTGAACTGATATACCAATCTTCAAGCGTGCCTATGTCATAAGCAGCATCAAGACTTACGTACACTTTTTCTGCCATTGTCAGCCCTCCAAATCCGATAAAATTGCTGAGACGAATTTGACTGCCGCTCCCTTGAATTTTTGTTTTTTTTCAGGATCTGACACATTATTCAGTGCCGATATCATTTTTTTAAGGCTCTCCTGGGTCTCTGAAAAATAGAATTTAAATTCTATAAGTTCTGCATCGGCAGGTTTTTCAGCCGACTGCAATTTGCGTTCAAGCTCTTTTATTCGTTCATCAGTGGCTGCCTTGTCCGCTCCCAACGATGCGGACATATCATCAAGCTCCTTTTTATGAGCTTCTTCTATCTCCTTGACCCTGCTTTCAGCCGCTTTCTTTTCTTTCTTAAGCTCCTTAATTGCTTTCTCATATTCAGACTTTGCAGAAACCATGTTCTTTTCGGCTTCCTTGGCAGCCTCTTCTCGGATTGACCTCAGAAGTTCCTCGGAAGGCTCTGCAATGACTGTTTCCACAGGTCGGCTTTCAAGTCCCTTCATTTGCTCGTAGTATTCATCACGTTCAGCCTTGAAGCTGTTGCAGTCGGCTGTAATTTTTTCTTTTTCGGCAGCTATCTTATCATTTTTGGCAGTCAATAGACATATCTGCTCATTGGCTGCTTCAAGCTTGGCTTTCAGCTCCTCGGCTTCTCTTTTACTCAGCGAATTAAGCTCTCCGCTGTCGTTGAGCTTTTCAAAATCCTCTTCCGGGATATCCCTGAGAATATCCAGCACTTCGATTTTGGCACAGTTGAGCTCAGAGAGGCGACCTCCAAATCTTTCGTACACTCTGATATGCTTGCGTGCCTGAGAATAGCTGAAAGGAAATGTATGCGCCGATGCGTCTTCCATATATTCTTTAAAGCTTGAATATCCTTTTTCGGTGTATTTTTTCCCGTCTGCAATGGCTTTGAGAGCCTTGCCGATCTCGAGCATGGAGCGGGCCATATCATACGAATGTGCCACAATGGACTGCTCTATCTGCTCAAGGCCCCAGTCCAGGCACTCATTATGCTGTGAGCTGATTATTGTTGTTTCTTCCATTTTCGTTACCTCCGTTATCGGCAAGCTTCATTGCCTCTTTTTCATACTCTTTGTCACTCAGCCTATTGAATACATGATCCAGAAACAGCCGATACTCTTTTTCAAACTGCTTGATGCTGTCGGGCTTCTTGACCGTTCTGTTATCCTTGTATCCGTAACACTGCCTTATATATCCTTCCGCCGATACCTCGATGGTGTACCACCGTTCCTCAGGGTTCCAGCGCTTACGAATAAAAAATATGTGTGTAGCGCCTCTGGCATGGCGCTCGGCGTATGATGCCACACAATGGTCAAGGACTTTGCCCTCATCTCTGATATCCTGCATATCCTTAGGCAATACTATTTCATACAGCAGATTGCTGTAGATGAGCTTTGACAGTTCTTCCTCCTGTGCCTTGATTTTAAGGTCATTGGGGACGTCCTGAGCCTTTCTTATACGTTCTTCCGCCGCATTGGTCTCGCTTACGAGACGGTCATGCAGCTTTCTAAGACTTTTGGGAAATCTCAGAACGCTTTCCTTGGGATATCCGAGCGTATCCATCATTCTGTTGCAGTCGCCCCATTCCAGCGCCCCTCCGTATCTGTCAGATTTACAGTGCTTATAGATATAGTTTCTGACCTTTACAAACGACGCCCTCATTTGACGGGAAAGCTTGATCTCTTCTTCAATAAGACTTATTCCGTCGGCTTTGAGAATGTTCATGCGCTCATCGAAGCCGTTTATGCCTTTTATTTTTTTCAGCAGCATATATCCGTATATCTGCCGAAGGGAATAGTAACAGCCATTGTCATGAAATTCTTTCATTTCCTTGGCATCAAAGCCCAGCGCCTTTTTTATCTCTGTGCATTTCCAATTTATCATTTTGGAAAAGACGGATTTACCGACTGCCATATCTGTTACTACCTTTGAAAATCCACATTTCCACAGCTGTTCGCATAGTGCGGGATTTTTCGCACATAGTTCAATAAATTTTACCGGCTGAATAACGTCCGCCGATTGACAATAATCGTAATATGGCACGTATCTGAGGAATGTGTCACCTATTGCATCATCGTTGATGCAGGTGTATGAATGGGTATATTCCATGCTGTCTATGCCCATATTGTACATTCCGAATACAGGCTCGTTTATTGCTTTCATCGCCGTGAAGCCCCCGCTCTGCCATGTCCAGCGCATTTCCTCCGAACCGTATTCGGAAAATATATATCGCCTGTGGTACTCATAGTCGATATACGGTTCTTCAATGTGCGACCATGATACTATGACTTTTACGGCATTTATATACAGTACATTGTCTTTTGCAGTGAATACAGCGTAATTTCCCCACGCCTTAAGGTACTTATGTCCTCTGCCCTCGCATTTGTATGTTACTTTATGACCGCACATCGGGCAGGTGCCGACATCATTGTGTTTAAGGCGTTCCGGAACATAACTGCCGCCTGTCCGTATTCCGTCAGCATACACATCTTTTTGGAACACATCGCTGCGGCGGCAGGCAGTGCAATAGCACCATGCTTTGCCACGCTTCTTTTGGTAGAACAGGAATTGCGGCAGCGCATCATATACGATCTGGTCCTCGGCTTCCCTGCTTAGCAGACAGGGAAATTGCCGCCAGAGCTCCGCCAATTTGGCATTATCCTTTTTCATACTCTCACCTCACAGCCCGAGAAGGTCATCAAGTGACATATTCACACTTGACTTTTCTTCCGATTTTTCTGCGGAGGTTCCCGAGGAAGCTTCCGAAAGAGCATTATTGCCTTCAGTGTTTATAGTCATGGAAAAGGATATCGTTGCTGTAGGAAAATAGAATTTTACAGCCTTTTTGTAGGCATCAAGATCAGACAGTGCCGAGCCTGCTCCCTTTTCGACCGCCTTCATGCACTCCTCGAAGCTTCCGCCCTGTACTACAGCCTGTGCAAATTCCTCAGACTGCCTGCAAAACGACTTAAGTGCCTCGCATACCGGGTCCTTCATGATTTTTATTTTGCTGCTCGATGATTTGATTTTTTCACCAAGCTTTTCCAACGCCTTACCGCTGAAAATTTCGTAACTCATATTACACCTTGACTTTCTTCTGAATATGTGCTATACTCAGACCATAAACATTTTATTTTTCCGCTCCCTCAGGTGTTTTGACCGCCTGCGGGAGATTTTTTTCTTTATACAGTTTTTCTATTGCCTTTGCAATATTGAGCCGATAGTTGATGATGTCAAAAAGCTGCTCATACTGCCAGCCCACTACCAGATCCTTAAGTGATGCACCATCAGGATTGGGATAATCGGGAAGATGCGTCTTGTAGCAGCTGTAATAAACCTTTTGGAGATATTTCCACAGCTCCCGTTCCCACTTTATCCTTGCGGCATCTCCCATGGGACGATAGATTTTATTTGCATATATGTAGTATTCATACAGCGCATCAAGCACCGTATTTCCGACATTAAGCTGATATCCAAATGTAGCCTTGCCGTCAGTAAATATTCTGAGGTGTCTGTCGTTTTTATCCACGCCCGATCTCCCGAACCATAGTGAACAGCGCCGCTATTGATAGCGCAAGGACGATAACCAGTGAGCGTCCTGTTATAGCGCCGTTTATGACAATATCTGCCACTGTTGCAGCTGACTGCAAAACAGCCATTGCAATACATATCGCCTTTTCATACAGCGCTTTGCTTGATGACCTGCGCCTCTTTTTCAACTCCTTAAAGTCTCCTCGGGATCGTTTAAGGGTATGCCTGTCCAGCGTGCCGATGTCCTGCTCCAGGTATGCTGTTATGACCGTTTCTGCGTCCTCCGCACCATAGCAGACCGCAACGCAGTGGCCGTAACGCTCCAGCATTTCAAGCCATACCGCCTGATTATCCGTCAGCCTGCCGCCAACCTTTTTAAGCTCTATATACAGTCCTATGTACTCGCCGCTTGGTACCGGAAGGCATATATCGGGAACGCCTGAGCGAAGCCCCATCTGCCTGAGCTTGCCGCCTGTAACAGCTGAACGCTTGCCCTCATTGGGTACATGATAAATCGCTTCCAGCTCAGGGTACTTGCTTTGTGCCCATGTACACCACTGCATGAGATGTATCTGCTCTGCTTCCTCACTAACCGATGCGGAAATTATCTTTTTATACTCGTCCGTTGTCATTGGCCCTCTCCCCCTTTTCATCGTATCCCTCCGCCGCAAGCAGAGGCTTGAAGTGGTTTATAATTTTGCTCTCGAACAGACCTGCCAAAAAGACTACTGCCGCCCGGGGATTATCCGTCTGCAATAAGATCTCTCCGTCACGTGTGACAAGGAAAAGCCCGTTTGCAGGATTGATAAATACGATATTGCCAAACTTCTGAGGCTGTATCATATGATCCGATCCCCAAGATACTTATGCAGCTTCTCAGGACTTTCGGTGATATATGGAAGCGGCACATAGTCATCGGGAGACATAGCGTCATCGACAAGGACAATGCCGTTGAATACGCATTTGTTATATGTCCGCCAGTCCTCAGGGGTCGCAACTGTCACGTTTTCGTGACCACGGATATGTACTACCATACCGGTCACTGTGTAGCTGTTGCAAAATGTAGGATACTCAGCCCTTATCTGTGCTCTGAGAAATTCCTGCATATCTTTTGCCCGGTCGTTTGTCGGCATGATTATAAGCACCTTTCGGCACTGTGTAAGGAGCAGGAGCACCGCCAGCTCACGCTTTGTCAGCATTTTTCTTACCTCTTTTCTTTTTCTTCGCCATATGTGCCTCCTAAGTCAACAGGCTTTCCAAAGCTGACGCATTGGGTTTCAATAACAGCCCGTGCCACAAGATTGTCCACTGCCTTTTTGTCCTCATCGGAAAGCATTCTATAGACGCTTTCATAAAGCACATGATACGCAGCTGCATACAGCGGAGCTGTTTCCGATGTGATCGGGTTCTGCGAGGCAGTATTCTGTGCGACGGTCTGGATAAATGTCTCTATAGCCTGTGATACCTCATTATCTGTGGAGGCGTTTGCTACGCTGATATAGAAGTCACTGAGAGCACTCATGTCATCACCCCCTGCAAACGTCAGTGATGGCAACTTCCACCAGTTCGCTTGCATCATTCTCGGAAAATATCCTGCCCTTGGCCTTTGCCACTGCGGACTCCTCCGATGCGGCGGATACCTTATATATGCTGTTCTCCTGTCCGCTGGTCAGCTTCATATGAACGAATACTATGTATGTTTTCATGGTCTGATCTCCTTATATTCTGCATATTGAGGGTTCCGAATTTCTCCTGTGGATAGGCTTATCGCCTATACCCAAAAGAATATCCACTGCTGACTGCAATTTTTCGGCACTATCATATGCAGCTATAACCTCAGCCTGCTTATCTGTAAGCGGCGGACGGACGAGGGTGGGATTGGCACGCTCGCCATTTTTGGTAAAATACGCAGGCATCTGATATGCGGGTATCTCCAACAGCTCCATTATGGCGTATATGTCCGATAACTCCCACTGGCGGACTCCGCTCATTCTCTGTGATACATAACTTACCGAACGTCCTATACCTGCTGCCATCTCTTCCACCTTCATGTACCGCTCCCTGAGCAGTGACCTTAGTGCTTCATATTTGTTTTTCATTTCTATCGCTCCTTTTCAGAACATTCACGCCTTCCAAAAGGCATCTATATCAAACCATTTATCCTCTAAGAGATTTCCAATGACCGATATACTGATAAAATTCCGTGTATCCTTCACCTTGATTCGCACACATTTGCCCTCCAGCTCATCCCAGTGATCAGCACCAATAGTCTTCATTGTTTCGGTCAAGCACTCAAACCCTTTTTGCGTAGGAATACGATAGTACTTGCCATTTTTGCGGATAGGTTCATCTAAAACATATCCGCCGAACATATAGTGATTGCCGTCTGATGCTTTAAGATGGATTTCAAAAGTCAAAATGCCGTGTTCGCAATATCCGAAAGATGCGGATGTAATTTTTGCGTTTAAAATGTTTCCTTCCATCGCTCCGCCTCCGTTCATCTTTATCTGTCCTGATATACTTGGTATTATGCCGACCGAGCAAAAAGCTGCTCAAACTGACAGTTGGGGAAGAACTCATTCTTTATTGTGAAAGCTTCCTCTACGGTAAACGAGCTTTTTCCTGTAATCTTTGCTCTGAGGGTATCCCGTGTTATCCCGAGCCTCTTTGCAATGTCAACATAGTTAATATGTGCCTTTGCGATCTCGCCTATAAGATTGCTGTATTCCATATGCTTTTCTCCTTTCATTTGAATAGCTTTATTATGCAAACGCATAATTTATGATTTAATTATATTATTCAACTGCATAAAAGTCAATAGTTTTTCTGTAATTTATTACGCATTTGAATAACTTTGTCGCTATGCACAAAAAATTATGCAGTTCTTTGTTTGTGACAATGAAATTATACGCATTTGCATAAATTTGTTGACTTTTGTTTTCTTTGGTGATATACTTATGATAATTTAATAGGAGGCGTCAATTATGGCAATCGGAGCAAAGCTAAAACAAATACTGGAGGACAGAGGGCTGAAAGCAACAGACATAGCTGCACAAACAGGACTGTCCGCTCAGACTATATACAGTCTGATCTCACGTGACAGCAACAAGGCGAGTATAGATAATCTTATAAAGATTTGCGGTGCTCTTGGGATTACAGTTGAAGAGCTAAATCAGTATGATCTGAAAACTAAAAGTAATGCTTTACTCAAAATATCGGTTACTGATCATGAGAATAAAGTAATTACAGCCTACCGTGACAAGCCTGAAATGCAGGGAGCTGTTGATAAGCTCCTTGAAATAGAGCCTGCACGCAGAAAAATTGATATATCCGCTTACAAGCAGAATATAGCCGCAGGAACAGGAGAAGAAGGATTTACACCTGAGAAGTTCAAGGAGGTTGACGACTTTGCAAGACAAATCGCAGAACTCGAAGCCAATGAATCTGATTGATCTCTACCAGTTTGCAAAGGATAATGACATAAAGGTGGTAGAAACTATCAGCCCACAATGCAAGGCAATTTCCATGCTGTCACCGCAGGGAGAGTGCTACATAGGTATTGATTCAAAATCAATGAAGAGTGAGCGTGAGGAAAAGCAGTATCTTGCTCACGATATAGGGCATTGCATGAAGGGTGCATTTTATAACCCGTATTCACCTTTTGACATTATTGAGAAGCAGGAGCATCGTGCAAATGCCGAAGCGATACATTACCTTATTCCCAAGCAGGAATTGATAAAAGCGATGAAAAGCGGTGAGACTGAGGTATGGCAGCTTTGCGAATACTTTGACGTCGATGTTAAGTATATAAAGCTCGCTTTTTGGGAGTATTTTGATAAAATAATATAATAAGCATATTTTTACTCATAATCACAATTATCAAAAAGGAAGTGCAAATATGTTTGAAATTACTAATGAAGCTGATCTTAATTGTTTCGAGCAACGAGCTATTGCAATTATAAGAGCTGCTTTTGAAAAAGATAATTTATCATTTGATACAATAAGGATTGAACGCCGTTCATCTGATTACCTTACGTTAAATTGCCCTCATTATAATAGCGACTTTTATACAGATTTCTGCCGAATAAAAGCTGGTACAGTATCAACGTGGGTAAGCTTAGATACTTCCGTTTCCAAAGCGCTGACAGAAGATTACAGGTTTAAAGACGAGATAAACCGTAATCGCAGACATTGGAAAATCAAACTGAATAACGTAGAAGATATATCAAGTATCACAGACCTAATTATTGCAGTTTATCAGTATAATTTACACCCTGATGAATATTCTTTTGCTCCGATTATTGAAAATATTACTACTGATATACAGCCAGAAGGAATTTCTGATTATACTGTCTTTGATCTTGAAACCACTGGAGTAAACGTAAATAATTGTAAGATTATTGAACTGACAGCTATAAAAGTAAGAAATAATGATATAATTCAAAAATTTACTACTTTAATAAACCCAGAATGTCATATCCCGTCAGAAGCAACCCGTGTAAATAAGATTACAGATGAAATGGTCAGAAATGCACCAAAACTGGAAGATATATTCAACAACTTTATAAGCTTTATTGGTGACGATATTTTGATAGGGCATAATATAGCTTCATTCGATTATATTATAATATCTAATTTATATAAGCAACTTACAGGAAGCACACTTAAAAATCATTATATAGATACATACCGTTTATCAAAGCAATATGTTCCTAATGCTCGAAATTACAAACTTATAACTCTTGCTGAATATTTTGGAATAGAGCTTAATAATGCTCATCGAGCAGAAAGCGATTGCATAGCAACGCATAAATTATATCAAGAATTAAAATCCTTGAACGGTACTGTCCTTACTCAGCCCAAAAGCAACATAAATAGTAAAACTTTTTCTTCCGAATTTAGTGATATCCAGTTTAAATATGATGTATCTGGCAAAACAATTTGTCTTACTGGAGATTTTTCATGTGGCAGTAGGAACCAGTTAGAAAATATTCTTTTTGTTAATGGCGCATTGGTTCAAAAAAATGTGGTGAAGAAGCTGGATTATCTTGTTATAGGAAGTCTCGGAAGTGATGATTGGAAGGATAATAAGGGAACAAAACTTTTGAAAGCAGAAGACTACAACCAAAAGGGCGCTCACATTATCATCATAAAAGAAGATGATTTTATATCAAAATCAAATGATGGGTTAGAGCAGCTTACTTTCAATATAACTGAACAATATCAAAAAGTATTATCCGAAAATATTATTGATGATTTAAAGGAAATAATCCACACAGTATGCCTTAGAAATAATGTTGATGAAAAGTACCTGTCAATAGAAGAGCTGAAAGACAGTTATTCCGTATGGATACTTGAACCTTTGGAGCTTGAAGCCAGCGGAACAAAAACCAAGAGCGACAGGTGCTTTAAAATAACGAGGACTAAGAATAATATAAGGATAGAATATCTGTTTCAGCGCAAAGAGCATATTGCCAAGCCTGATGATGCGGTTGAGAAGATACTAACTTCAAAGGTCACTGATAAAGAGACTGGTGAAACCACTTCCAAAAAGACCTTTTACCATCAGTTTGACATAAACAGTGCAAGCGTTATTCCGTATCTGACCGCTATACTGGAGTATTCCTTACAGCGCTATGAACCATCAGACCGATTTGGCTGCTGCAGCAAATACGTTGCCTGCTCCGATGCGCTGAAATGCCTGCATTCAAACAACTTTTACGCCCGCTGCTGCTGGTATCGCAAGAACCTTGAGGCTGGCAGGATCTTTTACGGGAAGAATAAGAATAATGGATAAAAAAATCCCCCGCTTGGTGTTGGCGCACCAAGCAGGGGAGATGGATATGTTAAAATACACTCCACATCAACTGTATTTTAACATATCCTTCCACAAAAGTCAAGCCGCTCCCATTGCAGTTTTTTGGGGGACGGCTTTGCAGTCAACTGCATTTTTAAGGAGGATAAGGTTATGAAAAGAACATCATCAGCGTATTGGGAAGAAAAGCGGAACCGCTGGCGCATAGACGTGCAAAAGAACGGCATACGCAAGACCTTTTACAGCTCCATCCCGGGCCGAAACGGCAAAAGAGAGTGCCACGAAAAAGCCGATGCCTGGCTTGACGACGGAATTATCGACAGCAGGAAAAAGGTCAAGGATATGGCAGAACTGTACATTGATAACCTGAAATGCACTACATCAAAGAGCCATTGGCACCAGTACGACAGCCACATGAGAAATTACATAGTGCAGTATATAGGAAATGTCAGAATGGAAGATCTTAATGAGCAGCATTTACAGACGGTCTTAAATAAAGCATTTGCTCACGGGCTTTCCAAGAAGTCGTTGTGCAATATACGTGCCTGCGAACAAAATTTCATTAAATTCTGCCGAAAATCGAAATCCACAACGTTGATGTGTGAAGATTTGATTATTCCACGGAGAGCATCAGCCTCCCAAAAGTCTATTCTCCAGCCAGATGATATTCGCAAGCTGTTCAGCTGCAACACTACGTTATCGTATAACAAGGAGGTAAATGAGCCATTTGTAAACGCATGGCGTTTCGAGGTCCTTACCGGGCTCAGGCCCGGGGAAATTTTAGGATTACAGCAGTCCGATATATTTCGCAGCACGATCCACATACAGCGATCCGTAAACATATACGGAGAAATCACATCGGGAAAAAATGATAATGCACGCAGAAGCTTTGAATTATCTCCCATGGCGGTAAAGGTGTTACAACAGCAGTTGGATTATCTGAAATCGGAATTTATCAAAACGCCGTGGGTATTTTGCGGAGCTGACGGAAAGCCTCCCAGAGAAGAGTATTATGCAAGACGGCTCAAACGCTTTTGTGAGTATAATGGCATCACCCCAATATCTCCTTACGAGCTGAGGCATACCTTTGTTTCCATAGCTAAAGAGCTTAACCTCGGAACGCTGCAAACCATTGTCGGACATTCGGCAGATATGGATACTCTCGGAGTATATGGTCACACAGTCAATGGTGAGCTTAAGCTTGCAGCTCAAAACATTGAAAATCTCTTCAATGATATTATAGATAACGATGATAAAAAGACAGATGCAGTATAACCAAAGCCCGCAATTTTGCCCGCACTTTTTCCATTTAATTCTGAATTGCGTTTATTCTATGTAGAACATAAACAGCTGACAAATGGCTATAATTCGTCATTTGAAAAAATTCAAATAAAATGCCAAAGTGTTTGTGTGTGGGTTCAAGTCCCATCTCTCGCACCAAACACCGTTCAGATTCTGAGCGGTGTTTTTTTGTGCTTACAAGGCAAAAGCGGTTCGGATATCCGAGCCGCTTTTTTGTTTGTATAGTGCCGTCAAGCGGCTTCAATGCGTCGTTTGGTGGAGATGCTTGGTTTATGCCAGAGGGGCTTTTTGTCAAAAGGAAATGAGATGCAGAGGACAGTGTCCCACCGATATTCGGGGCTGATATGTCTATGGGTGTGAAAACAGGCTGTCCTTTCATATTTTACCTCATATGAGCTGGTAAAGCAGACCGCATTTTTCGCCGTACCACATAAGTGTGCCGTGGCTTCGGGGTATCCTGAAATGCAGATCCCACTCGGGGTAGAGCTTGACGAAATTCATTCGGTCGCCTGTGACGAACACGGCAAATGAGATGTAGTCGTCCTTGGTCATGGGGCAGCCCAGACCTCTCTCCCATTTTGAGACTGCCTTGTCGCTGACCCCCAGCTTATCAGCGGGTTGTTTCTGGGTCATATTCAGATCGGTGCGCAGTTTTCTTATAAGGTTGCCTACATCGGCGCAATTCATACGATCAGCTCCTTTCTTATATTATCATACCGCTTTTGGAGGGGGAATCAATAAACGAACCGTAGAGATATATTGGGGGACAGCGGTTTTTTTATGAGCCATGCTCGTTTTATCTCTGAATATCAAAATCAAAAGGGCTGCTGCATTGCTGCAACAGCCCTTGGCTTATTTATACGATTACTTTTCCTTTGCCTTGGTCTTTGCTCTCAGGGCGTTATCAAGGATACGCTTTCTGATACGTATGGACTTGGGTGTTACCTCCAGCAGCTCATCATCTGCGATGAACTCAAGGCTGTCCTCAAGGGAAAGTCTTCTGGGAGGTACAAGTCTCAGTGCATCATCGGAGCCGCTGGCACGGGTATTGGTCAGGTGCTTCTTCTTGCAGACGTTAACTACAAGATCCTCCACCTTTGGAGATGCGCCTACTACCATTCCCTCGTAAACGGGTGTGCCTGCGCCGATAAACAGGGAACCTCTCTCCTGTGCGTTGTACAGACCGTAGGTAACTGCCTCGCCTGTTTCAAAGGAGATAAGGGAGCCAGTATTTCTTCTGGGGATATCGCCCTTATATGGCTGATAGTTCTCGAAGATGCTGCTCATTACGCCCTCGCCCCTGGTATCGGTGAGAAATTCGCTCTTGTATCCGAAAAGTCCTCTTGCTGGGATTATAAATTCAAGTCTCATACGGCTGCCCTGGGGGTGCATGGACTGAAGCTCGCCCTTTCTTGTGCCCATCTTTTCCATTACGGGGCCTGTGCAGTCCTCGGGAACGTCGATTACAAGGCGCTCCATAGGCTCGCAGAGGACGCCGTCGATCTCCTTCATCAGTACCTTAGGAGTGGAAACGCCCAGCTCATAGCCCTCACGGCGCATATTTTCGATAAGGATAGAAAGGTGCATCTCACCTCTGCCGCATACTCTGAAAGCGTCTGTGCTCTCGGTCTCGGAGACACGGAGGGAAACGTCACGGAGGACTTCCTTGAACAGTCTTTCACGGAGCTGACGGGAGGTAACGAACTTGCCCTCTCTTCCTGCAAAGGGGCTGTCGTTTACGGAGAAGGTCATCTCAACGGTAGGCTCGGAAATTTTTACGAAAGGCAGGGGCTCGTAGTTATCTGCTGCGCAGAGTGTATCGCCGATGGTGATGTTCTCGATACCGGATATCCATACGATATCGCCCACCTTTGCCTCGTCAACATTTGCCTTGCCCAGACCCTCGATCTGGCTTATGGTAACGATCTTGCTGTTATAAGGCTTCTTTGTTTCGTGGTAATCGCCGACGATAACGGGCTGATTTACCTTGATAACGCCTCTTTCAACACGGCCGATACCTGTTCTGCCCACATAATCGTTATAGTCGATAGAGGAGATGAGCATCTGCATGGGGCCGTTCTCGTCGCCCTCGGGTGCGGGGATATAGTCGAGGATAGTATCGAAAAGGGGCTTCAGGTCTGTGCCTGCCTCATACTGGCTGAGGGAGCAGGTGCCTGCACGGCCTGAGCAGAAGAGGATAGGGCTTTCGAGCTGCTCGTCGCTTGCGTCCAGGTCAAGGAGAAGCTCCAGCACCTCGTCGCCGATCTCGTCGAGACGTGCGTCGGGACGGTCGATCTTATTTACGACGATGATTATTTTATGGCCAAGCTCAAGTGCCTTGGAAAGCACGAAACGGGTCTGAGGCATGGGGCCTTCGGCTGCATCTACCAGCAGGAGAACGCCGTCAACCATTTTGAGCACACGCTCTACCTCGCCGCCGAAATCGGCATGGCCCGGGGTGTCTATGATATTGATCTTAACGCCGTTATACTTAACGGAGGTATTCTTTGCGAGAATTGTGATTCCTCTTTCACGCTCGATGTCGTTGGAATCCATTACTCTGTCTTCAACTTCCTGATTTTCTCTGAATGCGCCGCCCTGCTTGAGCATTTCATCAACGAGGGTGGTCTTGCCGTGGTCAACGTGGGCGATGATGGCGATGTTGCGCAGATCGTTTCTTACCAT